GTATGGGGATGCTGTGATGTCGATGTAATTACTGGAACCGCTGCCAGAAACTGTAAGGTCGCCTGATCCTAGTAATGTGCTGCCGTTGATGGTTTTAATGTTTGTCCCACTGACAAGCGCGGCTTGTTTGCCAGATAAGGCCGCTGGCAGCCCGCTTGTTTTTGCGATGGTGAGAGATGCGTCTGCCAGCGTGCTAGCGATCCCGGCAGAGGTAAACGTCCCGTTCTGCGTGGCGAGCGTGCCGAGGCCGAGGGCGGTACGGTGGGCAGTAGCGCTTTCCGGGAAAGCGTAGGAGAAGCTATCTGCATTGAATAAGACACCGCCTAAAAATTCAACATCCCCGTAAAAATAGTGTCCCCCGCTGTAGTCATTCGGACCACTTAGTGACGCCTTTCCCGCCAGCACATCCGCCAGCGCCGTGTTGTCGGCGGGGGTGCCGGATAGCGTGGCAAAATCTCCTGCACCATCTACACCATCCGCGCCGTCTACACCATCCGCACCATCCGCACCATCTGCTCCATCCGCACCATCTGCTCCTGGAGGCCCAGGTGTGAGTTCGATTTCCTCGATGAGCGCCTCGACCTCGACAAGGGTTGGCCGCACATCGAGGCCGGAATCGATCTCGGTTTTCAGCCGTTGAGTGCCCATCGCCAGCCAGTCGAAATTTTTCTCAATCACTTTCATGCCGAGGCGGCCCCCTTCCGTATACACGAATGGCTGGGTCAGCGGCGGGACGCGACCGATGGTCACGGTGTGGGTGTCGTCCCACTCATCGACGGTGAGCAGTTCGCCGCCGGCGGGGTCGTTGACGCCGGTGACGGTGTAGTCGGTGCCAAGCGCCAGCAGCGTCTCGACGCCTTCGTCGTCGGTGACCACGACCTGCAGGTGGGCGTCGGCGAAGAACACGAACGGCACCGGGTAGGGCGTCGCGACGGAGTCGTTGCCGTCGTAGCTGACAGCGCTGGGTGTGGTGGAAATGGCCATCGGTTTGTTGAGTGCGTATTACTGTAATATGAAGGGGATGTCGATGTGTAATGGCAGCGAGTGACCGCTGGTGGTTAGTCGTCGGCGAGGTTGGCGGCGACGCCGAACAGGTCGCGGGCGAGGTGGGAGAGTGACGCGGCAGCGGACAGCGTGTCGTTCATGAAGGCCATGCCGCCGAGGATGGTTTCGACGTCTCGCATGATGCGGTTGGGCGGTTGGTCGCCCCAGTCGGTGGCGCGGGTGGCAGCCTTGAAGGCGGACGACATGGACGACAGCAGGTTGCCCTCTGGCAATCGCTCGCCGGCCAGCGCGTAGACGCCGCCCTCGAGCATGTCGCCGATGAACGGGATGCCGCCGAAGGGACCGGTGAGCGAGGACAGCGCCAAGCGTTTCGCGCCCCAGTTGCGTTCGTCGAAAATTTCGTCGTCATCGCCGTCGTCTTTGATGTCGCGCATGGCGGCACGCATGACAGTGGCAAGCATGCCGCCGACCACCCAGGTGACGGCGAGGGCGCGCGTTTTCTCACCGAGCGTGCGGTCCTTGGCTGCGACGCGCCACAGCGACAGCGCTAGTTTCTGGCGGGACTCACTGGCAAACGCCCACAGCACGCGCATGGCGGGATTAGTGGCCGTGTTCTCGAACAGGGAGCGGGTGCCGGGGCGGGTCGGTTGGGCGATGCGATCCACCGCGCGCTCGGCGGCGGCCAGGGCGTAGGCGTCGGCCTCGGGACCGGTGAGGCCGAGGGCTTTGGCTTGTCCGAGTTGGTAATCGTGGACCATGGCAAAGGTACCGGCGGTCATCAGCGCATCGGTGCCGGAAATCAGCAGCCCGGCTTTTTGCACCCAGTGTTTTACCCGGTTGGGACGGCTGGCTTTGAGGCCGGCCATCGCCTGCTGCACGGAGGCCGGCATTTGTGCCAGGCGGCGCTGGATGTATTCCGAGCGGAAGGCGGCGCCCCAGCCCAGCTGGCCGGTGAACAGCTTGCCGAAGCGGACGGCAAACGAGCCGGTCGGCATTTCGGCGAGGGCGGCACCGAGTTGGGTGGTCTGGATGGCGAGCACCGACATGCGGCCGACCAGCACCGCGGATGCGGTGCGGCCCATCATGCGGTTCATCATGCCGTTGAGGGCGAGGTGGGCGGAGGCATCCCGCACGCCGCCGGCCATGAAGAGATCCAGCCAACTGCGCAGCACGCTGAGTGCTTGGGCACCGCCCTTTTCCTCGATGGAGTTGCCGAGCTCGCGGTTGCGGAGGATGGCGCCGACGTCGTCCATGAAGGGCGCGTAGGCAATCCAGTGTTGAATCTGCTTGGTGTGGGCGATGTAGGTTTGCAGGGCGTCGCGGAAATCCGGCTCGGCGATTGCTTGGCCGCGGGTGCGCAGGCTGCCGGGAGTCATCGAGGCACCGGACATGGTGGAGCCGGTGACCGGATCGATGCCCTGGCCGCCGGCGGCTTGCACCGGCTTGACGGTGAGCGGCGAATAGTTCGGATTGGATGGAAGGTTGATGCCGTTGAGCGCCTTGTAGACCGGGTTGAGGGTGGCGTATTCGCCGGTGTATTGGTCTGCAATGTGTAAGCGCACCGCCTTGGCATCGTCGGACAGCGCCGCTTCGCAGGCATCGACGAATCCCTGGTCGTAGTGCCACGGCCCGGCGAAGTTGCCGTTCTCGTCCTTGTGGCCTTCCATATGGCGGCGGCCGTCCTCTTGCCGCCACATCAGGGTTGCGGTGATCGCTTCGAAGGCGGAGAGCGTGCGACCACCGACCGTCAGGTTTTTCTGCGACAAGTCCCACCGCAGTTTCTCGCCGGCGAGTTGCGAGCCACCAAGGTCGGCGAAGAGATCGTCGAGTGCGTCCATCTTGGCTTGGATGACGTCCTCTTTCTGGTTGGAGGCCAGACGCTCGCCATCGACGATGGCGCGGGCTTCTTGCGAGTCGCGGCCAAACAGGTATTCGTTGAGCTGTTCAAAGGAAATCAGACTGAGGAAGTTGTCCTTCCACGTGCCTTTGAGCCCGTTGTCGGCGATCATTTTCAGATCGCGAGCGGCGGCGGTGCCCGCGGCCTTGGTGGATGCGGCCAGCGAACGGCGGCGGATGGTCTGATCTTCCTGCTTGAGAAGCAGCGCCAGGCGGAAGCGACTGTAGCCGGACTCGAAAGCGTTGGTGGCGTTCACCACGGCGGCGGCACGGCGCACGCTGTCGGCTTCTTTCCAATTCCCTACCAGCCCGACGAGGTTGGCCTGCATGGTCATGCGGGCCACTTCCGCGGCGGTCTGGTTGCCACTGGCGACGACGGACAGCAAGCCGTCCACATGGGCGTCCACCTCGTCCTGCGTCCCCTCGCGGGCTTGGCGGAGCACGGCGAAAATCTCGTGGATCTCCGCGCCGGCGCTGCCTTTCGGTTTTTCCCCGGCGGCGCCCTTCTTGGGGATCGAACGCTCCAGCAGCTTGTCGAGCATGCGGCCGTATTCCTTGACCAGGTATTTTTCTAGCACCTCGTCCACCTTATCGATCCGCTCGTTGAGGAAACGCAGGCGCACCTCGTCGGTTTCGAGCTTGGCCAGCTGGGTGTAGCCGCCGATGCGGCCACGCTCGCTGATCGGGAGGGAGGAAATGATGCCATCGAGCAGCGCCAGGGCGCGCAGCAGGCGGGCTTTGGGCGAGTAGTTGGCCTTCTCTTCCTTGAGCCGTTCCGCTTTCCACTTGGCGGCCTCAGCCTTCGCCTGGACGCGGGCGGCTTTCAGATCCTCCTGGGCAGCCTTGAGGTATTCCTTGAACTTGGCCACCGAGTTTTGCTCGCGCTCCATCGCCTGCCACATCGCGTCAGGCGTGGGTGACTGGATGAGCCCGGCGTCGAAGAGTTCCTGCGCCGCCTGGTCGGGCAGGAGCGTGCCGCCGAAGTTGGTGCGGGCGATGTTCGACGCGCCGTCGTAGTCACCGTGCTTGCCGGCATCGAAGAACGTTTCACCACGGGCGGCCGCAGCGGTAGGTGACATGAGCCGGCCGCGGAGCGTGTCCACCTTGCCGTCTGCGCGCTTCACCGAAAGCATCTCGTGCACCGGCTGCGCCTTAATCTTGACCAGATCGTCGTCGTTGAGGATTTCGCCATACTTGGCGGCAGCGATTTCCTCAAGTTCCGCCCGGCGGGCTGCCTCGCGAAATGCGGATTCCTTGTTAATGCTCGCCGTCTTGCGCGGATCCTCGATGGCTTTGCGCTTGTAGCCCTTGCCGAAGGAAATCCCGATCTCGTCCCGGTCGCGTTTGAGGTCGCCGAGTTTCTTCATCATCACGTTGAAGACCACACTGCGGGCGCGCGGGTCGGCATAGACGCGGTTGACCGCATTGTCCTGCAGCGCTTCGGCCATGCGGGCCGGGCCGAGGGAGAATGAACCCAACTCCTCTACTTGCCCTTGCTCGCCCTGCGGGCCTCGCTCTCCGCCTCCACCAGTTTCATCTCCCGCGCCAGTTCCTCGTCCGAGTATTCCGGCACGTCCTGGCTGAAGTCCGCCGGCCACGCTGGTCCTTTCAACCCGGACTGTTCCGCGGTCGAGGAAGAACTTGACGTTGGACTGTTGGCTCTCAGCTCCTTCGGTGTAGTAGGTTCCATTGCGGATGGCATTGTGGACGGTTTCTGCCGTCACATCAACTCCGAAGGATTGGATCAACTCCTTGGTCAGATCCAGCGACGAGTGCCCGACCGCTTCGTTTTTGATGGCATTCCAACCGTGCCAGTGCATCCCGCCGGGATTCGCGTGGGCCCCCAGATGTGCTTGCAGCTCAGGGGATTTGGCAATGGCGGATTCCAGCACCGTCTCGAAGGCTTCATACATTGCCAGACTCAGAGCCTCGTTGCTGCTATCGACTTTGCCATAGACCCCGTAAATTCCTGACGGATCCGATGGAGTATTGTTTCCATAGGTGAAATAATCTGCAGAAGTTTCATTGCCCTTGCCCTCCATGGCGAGAGGGAGCCAGAACTCCACGAATTTCCAGCGATCCATGATCACCCCAGGAATGCCGAAGGTGAGGCCGATGAATCGTTGCACCTTGTTTTTGATGCCGAGTGCGCCGGCATCGATGTCCCAGAACCGGCGGCCCATTTCCCGGCTGTTCGGGGCCATGTAGACATCCGCCATGTCTTGCCAGCGACCGTTCAGTCGATCGAGCATCATGAAAAATGAATTGGCATTCGCCGTGGCGGCGTTGCCGATTTGGCCGGCGCCGTCCGCCGTTGTGTCACGTGCCCCTTGCACCAGTGTTTGCCACTCACTGATGCTCACGGAGAACGTCCCGTCAATCGACGCTTGGATTGCATCGAGCACCGGGCGGTGGGAAATCAAACGCAGCCACATGCCCTCCTGGTGGAGAGGTGGCAACATCCGCGAGAGAATGCCCCACATGTGATGAAGGGCCACCACGAACGGCGCCGGCGCTTTTCCTGCGCCAATGAGCCCGCGCATCTCCGTGGTGCCGTCCAAGCCCGCGCGCGCGGATTCCTGGGTTCCTGGCAGGGTCGATTCCTCGTGATAGCCGCCGTTGAGCTTGGCCACATAGGCCGCCGGATTGTTGATGATTTCCGCCAGCCCCATCGGTGGCATCGGCACCTCGCCCCATACGCCGGCTTTTTGCAGGAACTTCACCCAGCCGGAAGCGGTGGTGATTCTCGCCGGATTCTCGTTGAGCCATTTCAGCGCACCGTCCAGACGCTTGTAGAACACTGCCCGAGCCTTCGCCGTGGACAACACTTTGGGCAGACTCACACCCTTTTCCTGGGGGATCGTCCACGTCGGCAAGGATTCGGTGGTGTTCGCAGTGATCCCCTTGGGGGGCTGCATTTTGAGAGATTGTGGCCGAATGCTGAACGGATCCCCCTCGCCCAGAATCTCATCCCGCGCAGTCACCGCGGCAGCGTCGTGCTCGTCCTGCGCATCGAGGCCGAAGAGCTTGTTGGTGAATGCGTCCAGATCCGCCTCCGTCACCTTGCCGTCCTTGATTGCCTTCTTGAGTTCGTAAACCCGTGAGAACGTGACACCGAAGAAATCCCGCACGGTATCGACGAACGCCTTGAACGACTTTGCCCCGCCGTTCATCCGCGCCATGGCGGAAAGGTTGTTGCTCACCATGCCCCGCGGCATGCCGTTGGTTTTGCGATTCTTCAAGATGAGCGTTTCCATCAGTTCGGAAACCGCTTCGTCGAGCTGCTCGTCGGTCACCTCGCCCTCGGCGGGCAGGAAGCTGATCGCCTCGCCGTCCTTGGTCGTCTTGCCGACGAAGGACGATTGAAGGCCGCGGATGGTTTCAATGGTGCTCTCTTTCGTCAGGCGTCCGTTGGTCAAAGCTTCGCGGAAAAAGCCGTGTGACTCTTCGTGAAAGATCGTCAGCACCGAGCCGCCGGCGTTGATCCGGTTGACTGTCTCGCGGACCTTCTGCTTGGTGCGCGTGACGCTTTTGCCGAGCACGATTTCCACGAAGCCAGGCTTGCCGCCGATCGCTTCCTTGGCTTTCGACTGGGCGAGCACCCGCGCCTCGTCCGCGGGCGACAGCGCCGCTTCCTCACTGGCCGTCACTAAGCGCCCCGCCCCCACATCAAACCCGGTCTGCCGCGTCTCCCCGTCGCTGATGGTAGTGATTTGCGCGGCCTGCAGCAGCGTCGAGAGGAACGCCACCTGGTCGGCATTGGTCAGATCGATGGCGTTGGTGTGGTCGGCCGCGATCCGCAGCGCGTCCGCATGGGTCGCGGCCTGCCCGATTTCCTCGCGGGTCGTGCCGTCGAGCACGGAAATCATCTTGCTGCCCGGCGCGCGGACGAAGAGCGGCATCACGCCGGCAGCCTGCGCTTCGGCAACGGCGGCTTGCTGCTCGGCAATCTCTGCTTCGAGCTCGGCCACCGCGGCCTTGGCTTGCTCGCTTTCCGGCACCCGCTCGGCCATCGCGGCCTCGACGGCAGCATTCAGCGAGGACGGCCCCTGAGCGGCGGCGGCATCGATGGCGGCACTGTGGGCATCGGTGATGCCAAACGCCCGCCGTTGCAGCGGCGTCGCCGTGCTGAACGCCTTAGCCCGCGCTTCCGCATTCAAGCCACCCACCGCCCCGAAGGCCGCCATCGGAAGCATCGAGATGAAGGTGGTCGCCTGCCGCGTCCAGAATCCATCGAAGGCACCGTTCTGGCCATTATGCCACACCGCGGGCGGCGTGCCGGTGTCAGCAGCAAACGAGTGCGCGATTTCCTGCACCGCATACGGCGTGAGATACTGCAATTCCTCCACCGCGGTTTCGGCCGCCCCGATGGACCCCGCCTTGACCACTCCGCGCAGCAAGCGGTTGGTGATCCTGTCACCCATCGCACCGAGCACCTTGTTGACTGCCGGCAGCTTGCCAAGTGGCACGTAAATCTGGAGCACTTCCAGCGCCGTCTGTGGGATGGCGGCAGCGGACTTCCACTCGTCGGCAAACAAACTGGCCGCTTCGTCGCTCATGCCGGCGCGCATCGCGTTGTCTCGGAGGTCGCCATAAGCAAAATCCTCCATCGCCAGATACATCGCACCGGGCCCCACGCCGGGAAGCATCGCGGTGGCCACCGAGGCGAACACGCCGGGCACACCGTAGAACCCGTCTTCGAGCGTGCGCTTTGAAAACACGTCCTTGCTCGGCTTCGAGAAATGCCGCACCGGCGCGTATTCCCCGCGCTCGATCTTGCGAATCCCATCGGCAAAGTTCTTCTGTGCCAGCCGGTCCGCCTGGATGTTCGTCGCATTGGCTGCAGCTGCCGCCTTGTCCGCGTCCGACGCCCCGAGCGGGCCCGCGCTGTCGGCGATGCCCTGGTTGAGATACTGCTCCAGCCCTTTCACCGAGAACCGTGAGGCCGCGCCGCGTGCCAGGTCATCGACCATCCGGCCGCCGGATTTGGCGAGGTTAGCCAGCACCGCGGGACGTTCTTCTTTGGGGAAGGTCTTCACCAGCGTGTCGAGCCCCGCCATGAATTCCTCGCGCTCGGCCTCGCTGAGTTTTTGGTAAACCTCGAACGCCACGGCGCCGGCGTCTTTCTTGGCAAACTCGTCCACCGTGTCTTCGCCGTCGCTGCCGCCGGCCAGCAGCAAGTCCGCCCCCGCGCTCTTGATCAACTCGGAAGCGGTCCCGGCGCCGCCCCCTTTCATCGCCTGCCAGACGCTGGCCAGTTCCTCGCGGAATGGCTCGATGCGTTCGCGCGCCTCGCGCTGGGTCTGGTGCCACGCCTCCAGGTAGTCGGCGTCGTTCTCGGGCTTGTAGCCCGGCTTCGCCTTCGCCTCGTCGCGCCACGCTTTGAAGGTGGTCGCCGCTTCGCCCACGCTGCCGGCGGTCACCGCCAGCTGGGACGTCTCGGTAAGTTTCTGGAACAGGTCGTCCGTGTCCTTGCGCCCCTGGGCCGCTTTGACGATTTCGCCGTGGAAGGCTTCTTCCGTGTCCGCGCCGCGGCCTTCGAAGAGCCGGATTGCCAAATCCTGACGAATCAGGCGCCGGTTGATGTCGGATTCTCCCAGCGGGATTGGCATGTCCCCGCTGGCAAATTCCATGAAGGCGGAATTCAGCGCCATGGCCTGCGATTTCTTCGGATCGCGGGTGAAGCCGAGGTCTTTGCCCGCAAAGTAGGAATCCGGATCCAGTGCCACTTGGTCGAGTTTCGCTTGTGCCGTCTGGCGGAACTCCGCGTCAGCCGCATCCTTTTCGCGTTGATCCACCTCCCACGGGTTTTCCCCGAAGGTCGGCACCAGCGACGGCGGGCGGCTCGCCTCGGGAAGCTGGTTGGCCGTGGTCAAATCGTCCACGGTAGGCGCAGGCGGGAGGTCTTGAGTGAAGTCGATCATGAGTTTTGAGTGTCGGTGCTGGCGTGACCGTGAAGGAACAGATGTCGCTCCGCCTTGCGGCGGGATTCCAAGCCGCGCAGGCGTTGCCCGTCAGCGTTGCGATAGAGCAGCATCGTGTCGGCGATTTGCTGGGGAGAGCGGGTGCCATTGGCCAGCAGTGTTTCGATCTTGCCGGTGTTGAAATCGAAGGACGTCAGCGCGTCGAGTTGCGCGTCGTTGAACTTGAGCCCGAGCTTGCCGGCCTCCGCGGTCACCCGCGCGCGGTGTTGCCCGAGCTCGTCGGCGAGACGTTTGTCGGCTTGCGCCTGGGTGATCGTTTCCCCCTCCTTGGCCTTGGTGCCGTAACCGATCGACCATTGCCCATAGTCCCAATATGCGGAGCGATGGAAGCCGCCCGGTGCTCCGCCGGCTTCGAAGTTTTTCACAATCTCGGTCAGAGTGTTGCCGACCGGCACGGAGGCCGTCGAGTCGCTGGCACCGTTCGGGCCGCCCGATGTTGACTTTTTCATGTCGTAAATCCCGCTCTTGAGCTCGCGGTGCGTTTGCTCACCGCCGATTTCAAGAATCTTGGTGTCGATTTGATCCGGCGAGGCTTCCGGGTTGAGCCGCAGGAATTCGCCGAGCTTCATCTTCGCCTCGCCGTGGCGGCGGTCGGCCACCAGTTGCGCGGAGATTGCGGCGTCCTCGGCCTCGGGATTCATCACTTCGTTGGCACCGGTGCGGATCGCCATCGCGGTTTGCCAGACGGTTTGCGAGACGTTCGGGTCGGCCTTGCCGCGCTTCGTCCACTCTTGGCGGAATGCCAGCTGCCGCTTTTCGTTGGAATCCTCCTTGGTGATCTTGGCAATCTGGTCGTCGCTGTAGCCCAGGCTTTTCAGCTTTTCAGGAGCATTCAGGAAACCCGCCTGCAGCGCATCCGCCACCAGCATCTTCTTGGTGCTCGGCACCACGCCGAAGCGGCCGGCCTTGGCGGCATCGTCGAGCGCCTTCATCGCGGCGTCGGCGTGCGTCTTCACCTCCCACTCGCGGCCGCTCTTGGTGGCGCGCAGTTGCTCGGTGAGCTGGCGCTTCATCGGCGAGTCTTCCAGCGAGTCGATCATGAACGAGCTCGTGGCATAGCGTTTTTCAAAATCCTCGGCGTCAGCCAGGCCTGCCATCGACGAGGAAATTTTCCCGACCATTTCCGCCTGATACGCCGGCGACTTGCGCAAGGCGGTCTCCTCGGCGGTCCAGCGTTTGGCCAGCGTGCCCTTCATGTCTTCGAGCACGCTCGGCGAGACGCGGCCCTTGAAGCTCCGGTCGATTTCCTCGGGAGACTTCACGGCGCCTGTCGCCAAGCTGTCGTTGAACTGGTCGAGCGCATCGCCGACCGATTGACGCGCCGCGGCGCGCGCCATGTCTTGCAGCCGAGGCAGATCGCCCACCGCCAGCCCTGGAAATTCCTTGATCACCTCCGGATCCTTGAGCTTGTCCTTCCACGCCAGGGGATCCGCCTCGATTTCACGCGTCACGCGGGTGCTCGCCACCCGGCGGTCAGACTCCGCGGCCACCTTGTCCGCCTCGGCCGCCGGCATCATCTCGCGGGTTTGCGAGAGCCCGCGCTGCCGCAGCTCCTCGTCGTCGCTGGCCTCCGCCTGGGTGAGCAGGTTACCCAGCGCCAGCTTGTCGTTCTGGAACACCGCCACCGCGGCCGTGCGGCCGACGCTGATTGACGAGCGCGTGGCGAAATTGTTGAACGCCCCACCGATCGCCTCTTGCTCATCCGGCGTCATGTTGTCTGGCACAAAGCGTTTCTTTGCCTCCGCCATTTTCTTCTCATACCCGGCCACCCACTGGGACGGGTTCGGGCTTTTCAGCATCTCGTTTTCGTAGTCGGCGTGGATCTTGAGCAGCTCCAACTCCATTTCGTTGGACTTGGTGCGGGTCTGCGCCTTCTGCGCCTGGGCGAGCAGGGCGGTGTATTGGTCGCCCGTGTCCTGAATCTCCCGACCGAGATTCGCCGTCGCCGCCCACGGTGCAGCCGCCGCGGCCACGCTGCCCTCGCCGCCGGACGAGTAGCCTTGAATCAGATTTTTACCGGGTAGTGGAATGTTCGCCATGATTGGAAAGGGGTGGGTTAGGGCTTGCCGGTGCGGATCACGCCGCTTTTTCTGGCATCGGTGTAGCTGCCCATCGCCGAGCCCACGCCGCCGATCAGCGTGCCCAGCGCGCCGATGGTGCCGGCCTTGGCCGTTTGCTCACCTTCCCAGAGGGTCATCGTCGCTTCGTTGCCATACTGCCGCTGCTTGGCGTCCGAGTCGCGGAACAGATCCAGCGTCTTGAGCTCGAGCTCCGAGGCCGCGGTGCCGAGCACGTCGAGCGAGGAGCCCGCGCCCATCTGCGTGCCGCTCGATGCCATCTTCGAGCGGATCGTGGCAAGCTGGCGGCGGGACGCTTCACGCTGGCGGATGGTGTTCTGCTGCGCCGCCTGCGCCTCGTTGGTCGCGGCGTTGGTGGCCACCTTGGCATTGTGCTTGGCCATGGCGTTTGCCGCCTGCCCCTGTTGATAGGACGAATACGCGGAGATGCCAGCGCCTGCGAGAGACGCTGCGATGCCCGCAAATAGCATGACTTCAAGACCCATGAGTGTGATTGATTAGAGGTTGGACGAGACGTTGCACCGGCAGTACCGCGTCACCCGCCGGGTGAAATCCTGCCATCTTCGCTCCGCGCAGCATGCCGCCGGCCGGGACCGTCCCCAGCAGCAGGGTGTGACCGCCGGCCCGCATGATGCAATCGAGCCCGGCTTGCAGCGCGTGCTGCACTTCGAGCGTCTGGCGGAGCGTAAGACCAGGGCGGGTGACCAGCCCGTGGAAGAATGCCACGTGGTTGCAGTTGCACGGGAAGACGCTGCCGGATGCCACCGGTTCGCCTTCCATCAGCACGATGCAGGTCGAGGCGGGCACCATCAATTCCGGCAGCGCATCGGCTCCATGCGCCTCCCACCAACCGAGCAGTGTCGGATAGTCGCCCGGCTCGTAATGCCGCACCGTGAAAAGTTCAGTCTCCATACACGTTCCATTTGGGGACCACCGCCAGCACCGTCAGCGGCAGCGGTTGGTCCTGTTTGATGACGAAGGACGCTTCCAGATCGTGGCGCGCGGCCAGCTTGTGCACGTAGGCCCCGGAAAACAGCGGCACCGCCTGGTCGGCATAAACATCGCCAAACCGGAACCGCAGCGTCTCGAACGGTCCTGCCGTCGTGCTGGCCACTTGGCAGCCGTTGGTCTTGTCGAAGTAGATCACCAGCTCGTAAATCCGCTTCTCACGGGAAACCGACGTGCCGTTTTGCATGCCGACCTCCAGCGCCATCGGTTCCAGCAGCGATTCATAAGCGAGCCCTGCGGTCACCGAAACGAACTCGGTAGGATCGCCCTCCTGGTCGAACTGGATTGCCCCGCCGCTCACCACCCGTGGCGAGAGCACCGCGCCATTGGCGAGCACCTGCACGGTCTCACCTTCGAGATGATCGAGCCCGGTCATTTCGTCGCCGGTGAAGGCCAGCGCGGTCACGCCGGCATCCACGTGGAACAGCAGGTTGTCGGTGGGTTGCAGCGCCCAGACGTCGCCCCAGTCGTCACCGGTTGCGGGACGCGTGGCCGCACTCGGTGTGTGGTCGGCGGTGCAGATATAGTTGCCGCGGTCCGCCGATACCAGATCGCCGATGGAGTAGGTGCCTTGATCGCGGACCCAGTAAGAGCCCCACGAGATCCCGACGCCGGGTTCGTTGTCCTCGGTTTGCGCGTGGTCGTCGGTGGCGGTGTATTTGTAGCCGCCAGACTGCACTTCGTCGTTTTCAAGGTATTCGTCTTGCACCACCACGTTGGGCAGAGAAACCGGCACGTCATCGACGATCGCCCAATAGGTCGCCCAGTCCACTGCCACACCGGGTTCTTTGATACCAGGACCGCCGCCTGATGCACCGTGGTGCAAAATCACTCGGTAAATCACGTCCGCATGGTGCACCGTGTCACCCACCGCGTACCCGCCAGAGCTCAACGAATTGATCCATGGACCCACCCAAACCCAAGTTTGCCCAAGATCCGGCGCCGCAAAAGAATACCCCGCGTGGGTGTCGAAAGTTCCCACGTAGGTCTCATCCATGGTATGCGAAACCACGCAGTAATAGAACCAGTCAGGATCGAAAAAAGGGTAGGGAGCTCCCACCGGCCCGAGCGAAGCGGTGCCCGCGGTGCTCGACAGGTAACGATAGTCCCACAGCTCCAGACCATCGGTCGATGGATAGAGCAGGCTCCACGGAGTTTCCAAAAAGAACCCATCCGAGCAAATCCGCTCGATGTGCCGGCGGTCGGTGCCATCGATGCGGCGCCGCACGCTCACCCACACCTGGTCCGCTTCGCCGGCAGTCGTCCGCACGGTGACGGACTCGAAGCCGTCCGTCGCGTCGCCGGTCACGTGGCGGTGCCAGCCGACCAGTTGCTGCGCCCGGTCGTAGGTCAGGCCAATCAATGTCCCACCCCTCGTCACGCACCACAGCGTTGAAATCGGTTGCGCCTGGTAAGCGGTATCGATGATCCCCTCGCCCGCGATGTGCTCGGCCAGCAAGGTCAGGTCGCTGGTCGTGTAGCCGTCTGCCTCGAAGCTGAAGGTCATGTCCCGCAGCTTTTTTCCGCCGCGCTGCACGAACAGCACCGCATCATTGATCACGCGGGCTTTGAGGAAGTCCGAGCCGTTGCCCGATTGGCGCCGGGCCCGCACGTTGGACGGCGTGATCGTCGTTTCATCGCCACCCGATGACATCACCCACTCATCCCCCGAGGTGCCGATGAGCAGTGATTTCTGAGAGATGAGCCATTGAATCGAGTTTTGCTGGTCGCTGGCGAGCGCGTGCGTCCACGAATCCGTGTCATCCACGCCCGGTTCGAATCGCTCGTAGTCGTCCGTCGCGCTGCCCCACAAGGTCGATGGGCGCAGCGCATTGCCGCCGTAGATGATCCGCTGCTCGTGCGCCGCCACGGTGCGCGGGTAGCCATTGACGCCGCTCCACGCCCCTTCCCGCCAGTAGCTGGTCGCACCGGAACGAACCCGATTCACGACCACCACCTCGGCGTGCGTGCTTGTCATCACCGAAGTGATTCGGACCAAGCCGCGGATAAATGCCCCGCTTGCCTCCAAGCTCGCCCTTGGGTTTGAGCTGCCGGTCGCGACATGGGTCCACCCGATCCGCAGCAGCACTTGCCCTGGCTCGGTGCCGCCCGCCGAGTAGTTGTCATTGGCAGACGCCGAGAATTGCCGGATCGTCTGCCACGATCCCCCGTTGTTGGTCGAGCGCTGGATCACAAAGGTGCCGCTCCAGGTGCCACTGGTGGCAAACGACCACGCCCCCTGCACGATCAGCCCCGCGGTGAAGCGCCCGTTGTTGCCCGACGTCGCCGTCATCGTCACTTCGAATTGATCCGCCGTGCGCTCGTGCGAGATTTGAAAATGGGCGCCCACGTGGCCGGCCGCAAACAACGCCGCCGACGAATCCAGATTGATGGACGCTCCGGCCGCTCCCGCCGCGCTGGTCGTGATCGTCAGCGACTTGTTGAGGTTTTCTTCAAGCATCGCCGGGTAATCGAACTCCACCGGTGCGAACTCCCACAGCGTGTGATAGACACGACGCATCTTGTAGGGAGTGCGCAAGGGGTGCGTGAAATACGCCACGTTGTTCACCTGTGCCATTTGGATCCCGTCCAGATCGTCTGCGGTGTAGGGGCTCGCCACCGTAAAGACTGGGGTGGTTTCATTCAGGAAAAACCGAACCAGCCCGGCGCTGAACTCCATCACATACGCCTGCTCCACCGATGCCTGAAATTTGAACAGCCGGCACTTGCCCGGTGCCGTCACAAAATACGCCAGCCCCGCGCGCCGGCGCACCCCGCCGTAGGGAGTGACCGTCATGTTCTGCAGCGTGCGGCAGCCCGACCGGTATTTCTCCAGATCGCTGCGCAGGTGGATCAGCGGCGAGAGCTCGCCACTGTTGAACGATGGGATGAGCGAGAGCGTTGCCATGGGTTACCAGTTTTCGAGGCCGACGTGAGACGCATCCCCGGAGCGGCGGGCCTTTTGCAGGAACGAGCCCCCGAGCATCTGCCGGATGGGGTGATTCTTGCCGCTGTAAATCTGTTGGGCATTCAAGGTCCGCGCCTTGGGCAGCGCCACGCGTTCGTATTCCTCGCGCAGCTGGGGGCCTTTTGCGTCCGAGCCGGTCAGCGTGCGGGCCATCTTTGCGCCCAGAATCAGCGCCAGGCACTCGACCAGCAGCGGGTCGAACTGGGTGGTGTCCTCGATGCGTGCGATGTATTCGATGCACACCACCGCGGAAGTCTCCGCATCCACCCCGCGGCCCATCAGCAGCGTGCTGCCTTGGCGGTCGAAATACTCCGCCGGCGTCCAGGCATTCGATCCGTCGATTTCGCACAGTCGCAGGAAATCTACCGGAAGTTGATACGCTGCAGCCCACTTGTAAAGCGGCGCCTCGGTCAGCCGCGGCAGGGCAGCCTGACGTTTCGCGCAGGACCACTGGGCGGCAGACAGCGCCTCGTCGCGAGCCTGGGAGAAATTCACCGCGCAGGTGCGCGCCGCGTTGTCCCCCGTATCCGTCAGGGAGATGATCGCCGGCTCGCCCAGGTATTGGAGCGCCAGATTGCAGATTTCAACTTCAGAGGGCATGACTGGAAAATGAAAAAGGGAGGAAGGGGACACAGACCCTTCCCCCCTCGGGTGCGACAGCACGCAGCTGTCAGATGGTTTAGCTCTGGACGGCGTAGGCGACCACGAAGCGGATCACGGCCCCCGCGGTGGGAGTCGTGACCGTGCCGAGCGTGGCAATCAGCCACATCGGTTTCGTGGTGGTGTAGCCAGCCAGACCGGCGGGACGAGCGGCGTGCAGGTAGTCGAAGGTGCCGCCTGCCGTGATGGCAACCGAACCGCTGTAGCGGTCGTCGTCGTCCGGCGTGGTGATGCCATCGACCGACAAGTCGCCGACCTTTGAGACCGTGAACGCGGCACCTGGAGCGCCGCAGGTGATCTTGCACAAGTGCGGGATCACGATGGCGTTCGCCGGCAGCTTGGCGATCCGGATGATGTCGGCGGTGGCAGTCCCCGCGGCAACCGTGTAGATCCCCTCGAGGTAAGTGATGTCGCCGGTGACTTTCTTGCCATCGGCGCGGCTCCAGGTGGCAGCCGTTTCGACGGGAAGCTGTTGGGCAGCAAGGTTAGTATAAAGAATGGCCATGATATTGGTTCCTGTTGGAATTGCTGGGGTCAGGGATTAGGGCGACTCGTCGCAGTAGACTGCCACGACCTTCTCTTCCTCCGTGCGGGTGGCGCCGTGGCGGCCCTTGGTGCGGATTTGGAGCGTCTCGTTCAAGTCGTCGCGCACGGTGATCTTGGTGCTCATGCCGTTGGAGGCAAACGCCACCCCGCTGGACACCATCGCAATGCAGGTGCGCACGTCGGTGGAGGCATCGAGCTCCAAGAGCTGGGTGCGGATGAAGGTGAAGCCCATGAAGTAGTTCACCTCGCCCTGGACCAGCGCTTTAACATCGGCATAGCGGCTGTTGGCCACTTGCTCGACGTTGACGAGAAGGTCGTCGAGCTGCTTTTGAGAGACAAAGAACAGCTTCTCGTCACCCATCATGCCCGGCTTGCTTTGACCGACCACTTCGTTCACCCCGAGGATGGACGAAGCCTTGATGATCTTGGCAAGCGTCAGCCCGCTGTTGGATCCGGTGGATCCGTGGATGTAGTTGACGCCCACTTTCTGGGTGGCCGGCAGGTCCACCGCCTCGGTGCCGTCCTCGCCGATGTAGGCGGTGCCGGTCGCGGCTTGGATCACCGCTTCGTCACGCGCCCGCATGAACGCGGAGGCATGGGAAATGACCACCGCGGAGCGCGGAGAAGTCACTTCGCCGAGCAGTTCTTGGTCCCATTCGTCCTCGTGGTAAACGTCGTCGAACTCGCGCAGCGAAATCTTGCGTTTGGCCAGCGCCGTGTTGGACGGGATCGTCTTGCCCGAGCGGGTCGTGATCAAGCGAGCCTTGGACTTGCCGATGAAGTTAAGCAGCTTGCGCTTGCCCTTGACGGTTTCCTGCCGAACGCGGGCGTGGAGGCGTCCTTCGTTCTGCTGGGCGAGGTGTTGCCAGTTCGCATCGAACTGGTCGGTGTAAAATTGGTCAATCGTAAGATCAGGCATTGTTTTGAGTGTGTGAATTTATCGAATTCACTCCCGGTGGCCGGGTCTCAAAATGAAAACCCGAAGGAGCGTTGGTGCTGCTTCGGGCTTGGCTGGTTAGGTTGTCGCTTGCGCGGCCTCAGCTGAAGTTGTCCGTCTGACGTGACGAGCGATAGAGTATTACTGTCATCCCGTCAAATCAATTTGAGGGAGATGGACAAAAAAGCCCGCCACCGGTGAGGGTGGTGGGCTGAACTCTACTGCGGTAACCTTGCGGCGCCTACATCAAGTTTGGAAAGTGGTCAGGTCGGTTGCCCGGAGCCTGACTGCTCATTGGTGTCCAGGTTAACTCCCACCGGTAACTTCCAGCAAGCAGGACGTGAGAATAGTAGTGAGCAGGCCAGCGCATGTCAATTATTCAACCTGCGCGCATCCAGTTGCGCACCTGGTTCACGGTGTCTTCGTCGCCCGCCCAGTATTTTTTGTAAAGCGGGTTGCCCGTGTTGTTGATCACGTCCTGCGCCCGCGCCTTCAGGCCGCCGGTGCTGTTCACATCCCCGCCACGCACCAGCGTGTCTTCCGACATCGCGGCACCGGCTCGGGCCAGCGTCATCACAAAGCGGGCATTCCGGAACAACGGATCCGACGCCACCTCTTCCGGCGTGAACCCGAACGTCAGCGCCGCACGCTCGGCGAGCGCTGCTTTCTGCGTCCGCGCATTGCCGTTGCCCCACTCCTTGGTCAGGATCTCCGCCTGTTTTTGGAACTCCGCCGCTTCAAACGCCGCCGCTTGCGCCGCACTGCCGGCCACGCTCTTCCCGGCGCGGGCCAGGTCGTATTCCTGCAGCTTTGCCACCTGTTGCGGAGTCAGCCCGAGTTGATGCGCGGTCTTCGCAAACTCCTTCAACTCTTCAGCATCCACCACCACGCCTTCCGGCAGTTGGTCGGGAGCCTTGAGCTGGTAGCCCTCCGGAGAATCCGGCACGCCCAGGCGTTTGAGCACCGGCGCCCACTCTTCAGGCGTGGCATCGGGCCCAGGAATCACCACCGCGTCCGCCTTCTTGCCGAGCAGTTGAGAGAGGTTCGAGTATCCCTCCAGCAGTTGCTTGGGAGAACGGAATTTCTCCAACCCTTTCAGCTCTTCCGGCAGCTTGGCACCGAAGCCGGCCATGAAGTTGCCCTGGTCATCGACTAGCGTCCGGAAGTCGAACGTCGCTGCCGCCGTTGGAGCCGCCGCACTCGATTGTGTGCCAGTCGCCGCAGGTGCGCTTGCAGATCCGTCTCCGCCGCCCGCCGGACTTCCGCCCAAAAGGCTCGCACTTCCGGCAGAGGTTGCCGCAAATCCCGCAGCTGGCGGATCGCCACCACCACCACCGCCCCCATCGCCGCCGTCTTGGGACGCTTCATTGCGTAACATGTTGAATGGTTTCATGGCGGGTGATTACGCGTTCCAGTCCATGTCCTCGGCGAGGTCACGGTTCGTTTCGACCTTCTCGGTCAGGTGGGTTTTGCGGGTGGCGAAGTCCGCGTCCCGGTAGCCGGTCACCTCGTCCATCCCGGTGTCCGGATTGGTCTTGAGAATCGGCACCTTGCCACGGCCTTTCACGCCGAAGCGGGCGTCAAACACGTCCTTGCGATACTTTGCCAGCCAATCCACATAGGCCGGCGTCTTGTCGCCGAACTGCGGGTTTTTCTTCGGCGGTGTCGGGCAGCCGGTGGATTCGGCAAACGCCAGGTCATCTTGGTAAGCGGCCCGCGACTTGGCAGCCTCCGCGCTGGCTTCGCTCTCGATGCCCTGTTGGTCAGCGGCAGCCTGTTGCGCAGGCGTCAGCTTCTTGACCACCTTGAGCAGCGCCGGCTTTGCCGGGATGCCTTCCGCCTCATCCTTCCGCTTGCGCAGCCATTTGGTCACCGGTGAGGCGTATTTCTTGCCGTCTGGCAGCAACCGCAGGTCGTCGTCTACCAGGTCGCCGATGTGCTCGCCCTTGCGCAGCAGTCGGCCCGCGTTGTCGATCATGAAAATTTCCGTCGTTTCTTCGTCAGTGTTCATCGTGTGGTGTTGTTGGTTCATCACTCAGCGACTCGCCGAGCGAAAGTTTGTGAAGGATCGTGGCAAGCACCGCGCGGGATCCGGTCCACGCCCGCAGCCTTGACGCCGGAATTTCGCCGTCTTGGTTTGGCACCGGTGCCGCCGCATCCCATCCGAAGTCTCGCTTCAGCGCCTCGAGCACCGCCTTGCCGTCCGCCGACCGGAACACCCGGCAGAACTGCCGCGCCTCGATGCGGGCCGCGCGCTGCAGGTTGCGCGTCACGTCGTCGCTGTTGTCGTCGTCGTCGATCATGCCGCCTTGCCTTGGCCGAGCGCGCCGGCCACGGCGTTGATTTGTTCAGGTTTGAGCTTGCCCGCCGTGCCCATCAGCCCGGCCGCGCCTTCCATCGCCTGCGCTTGTTGCATCGCCGCTTGCTCCGCCTGCACCGCGCCCTGGAACTCCTCCTCGCTTGCCATCCACTCTTCAGGCACTCCGAAGTTGCGGCCCAGCCCCTTGGCGGCGGCACTCACCTTGATCACGTGGCGCACGCTCGGATCGATCGCTAGCATCGGCTGCAGTGCTTCGAGCAAGTGCATGAAGCCAGACGATTGCAGCGCACGGATGGCCAACGCCACCCGAGACGTGAACAACATGTGCGGTGGCCGCACGTGCGGGCCTTGCGCGTCCAGCGCGATCACCGAGGGCGGAGGCTCAGGGAACTTGCCCTGCTTCATGTAGATCCGGAACACCCGTTGCAGCAGCGGATTCAGCCACTCGCTGGTCATCCGGTTAAATGTCGGAGAAAACAGAATCAGTTTCTCCGATGCGCGCTCGAGCACCTCCGCCCGAGTCATCTGCTTGTCGAGCTGGGCAAACATCTTGAAAAGGTCGTAGTGGTAAGCGTCCTTGATTTCCTGTTCCCGCCGCGCCAGCCGTTCGAGGCCCGCGTCGATCCGCCCTTCGGTCCCCCACATTTCCGGCTTCGCGCTCTGGAACGGATTGTAAATCGTCACCGCGCCGGCGCCCATCCCCACCGCGCCCTCGAGCGTGGAAGGGATCAGCATCCGCGGGTAGAGCTGCACCTCGGCCATGCCGTCCATCATCCGCTCGAGGAAGTTCAGCTGCTTGGCCGCCGGCAGCGCCTGCCAGCCCGGACACCAGCCATATACCTCGCTGCCCCACTTCAGGTAGCGGCTCGCCAGGTAGGGGTTCGACTCATAGCCACCCTCCCGCAGTAAAATCTTCTCATCCGGCATGAACCAGCACGAGGCCACGCCCATGTTGAGAGAGTCCAGCTTCATCGTGTCGCGGTCCTCGCGTGGATAGACCGCGTGAACCGCCATGAATTTGTCCTTGTTGCGCCGCGCCGCATCCTTGAGCGCATCGGCCACCTTCTTCGGCAGCTTCTCCTCGCCGAACTCCTGCGCCAACTGCATCGCCGTCATCTCCCGCTCGCGGAAGGTCGTGTCCACGATCTTCTCGCTGTTCTCCGCCATCGCATACGTGCCCACCGGCACCGCGTCGAAGATCAGCCCCGAGGCGGAGGTGATGCTCTCTTCGATGTAGAGCATGCCCGTGCCAAACCCCGATCGGTCCAGGCACGCCTCGTGCGCCTCCGAATAAAAGTTCGAGTTCGCCATGCCCGATAGCATGATTTCCGCGCACTTCGCATACCAGGCGAACGCCGAGTCATCTTTCACATCCGCCGGCGGCTCCGCATTGAACCACCGTTCCGACACCGGGAAGATGTAGCCCATGCAGCCGCCGGCATTCGTGATGTTGCACTCGACCGCCGTCGTGTTGTAGAGCCTGCTTTCCTTGTCCCCGCTCGGCGTCGTGTTCTTCGTCGTGATCTCCGCCTTGCGGGGAGACACCACTTGCCCGAGTTCCTGGCACCAGGAATCCCACGAGGCACGATCAGATTTGAGCGCCGCATGGCGCTCGGCAAGTTGTTGCGGGTCGGCTGGCATCAGAGTTAGAGAAGCGAGCGGCTGCCCGGTTGATCATACGAAGACACCCCACCAAGCAGCGATTGCGGCTTGTCCATGCCAAGCGTCGACTGCAGCCCCTTGCGCTTGGCCGCTGCGGCCCGCGCGGTTTCGCCGACCGCCGCCACCTGGCGGTTGGACTCGCGAACCGGTGGAGGTGGCGGCACCGCTTTGGGCGGCTTGCCGCCCTTGTGAAGTCGTGACAGTTTGCCGTCCGGACCGATCAGGTCAGCGGAGAAGTGGGGTCCTTCGAAATTGTGCATCGTCGTTTTAGGCTGATATGACTGTAATACCGCAAAATGTTGCGGCGTTCAAATGAAATCCACACCACCGGTTGGCAGGGGAAATTGAAAAACTCCGCCAGGTCACCCGCCGCCAGATACACGTGCAGCGTGTCGAGTTGGGAACAGGTCGGATCGTTCAACCACGGGTCCACGATCGTCGCATCCGGCCACGACCGTGAGACGTAGCGGGCCATGATGAAGCAGGTTGCCGTCGAATAAACCAGCCCATGCAGTAAGTGGGCCTCCAAGTCCTCACGGAACGACCGGGCACACGGCTCCCGCCGGTAGACCTGTGCCGCCAGTTGAACCGGGCTCATCGCACCACCCGGATTCTCCGGAAGTTAGGTTTCACCGGCTCGGCATCGAAGTCATCGACCACCCGCACGCCACCCAGGTTCACCGTCACCCGTCCCGGCCGGTTGCCGCTGCCGATCCGCGGCAGGTTTTCCGTGATCACGCCGGCCAGCTCCGCCTCCGCGATGTATCCGAACGCATCCGCATCGTGCGACGCCCAGTCATGCAGAATCTCCGACCGGATTGATCCACTCGAAATCTCCTCCTTGCGCCGATACGACTCCAACGACTCCAACAGCCGCGCCGTCGTCGATGCCCGGAAATACGTGTTCGGGAACATTTCCCACATCCGGTTGATCCGCCGCTCCGGGTCGTCCGTCCGCGGAATTACCCGCACGTTCGGCAGCCCCGCCGCCGATAGCTCCTCGACGAATGATAAACCACCTGGTCGCCGTGCCGCGCCGTCGTGCGGCAGGCAGTGGCACCCGAGCGCGTAGCCCTTCGCCATCATGTGCGCCACCCGCTCCGCCGTCGTCAGCCGCAGCCCGCTGTCGTGGTCGATGATGTAGAGGAATGGCCCCACCCTTTGGAAGTAGATCACCCGCGTGTTCTCCGGGCTGCCAAGATCCCACACCGTGTGCACCAGCGCTCCTTTGTCCGCCTCGAACTCCCGCACTCTTCCACCCGCTTCCGCCTCGCTCACCTCTTTGGCATAGATCGCCCCTGGCCGGCCGATGTTCGGATTGCACTCGAACTCCTGTTCAAAGATGTCCGGAGCGATCCCTTTGCACAAATCCGCCAGCTCGTCCGGCGGGATGATCCCCGATTCACTCGCCTTCAGCAGCAGCGCATACCAGTCCGGATCCTTGCTCGCCTCCACGTAGCGCTTCCACTGCCCCTTCTTGCCCTTGATCGTGCCAATCCAGATCGCCCACCCGCGGTAGTCCGACAAGCACGGCCGGATCACCGAGGGCCACGCCATCGGGTCGATGTCCTCCGGTTCATCGATCACCACGCCGTCGAAGTAGAGCCCCCGCATCCGCTCGTAGTTGTCACCCGAGTAGAGCCGAATGATCATCCCGCCAGGGAAAGTGATCTTCAACTCACTCTCGTTCGTCTCCACCCCCGGAATCTGCCAAGTGAACGCCTTCAGATAGGCCCACGCAATATCCTTCGCCTGCGCCTGGGTCGGTGCAATGTAAACGTATCGAGTCGGCGGCCCCGGCCGCTTGTGGGTCAGCGCCCGCAGCAGCAGCTTCTGCAAGCTCGAGTAAGTCTTGCCACCCCGCCGGTGCACCACCAAGCACGCCCACCGCTTGTCGGTCTCGATGAACTCGCGGAACTGCCGCCGCGGCCGGATCTCCAAGGTCGTCACACTCATGACGCATCCCCTCCCACCACGATCTTGATTTCCCCGCTGTGGTTCGCGTTCACATCGATGCGCTCGCCGTAGCGTTTCGGATCCCACTTCGCCAGCAGCTTCAGGTCCGTGTCGATGATCAGCTTGTCACGTTGCACGTCCTTCGTGCTTTCACCCGTGCCACGAGCCGTCGTGCGCAGCCGATAGGCGATCGCGTCAAACCCCTCCAGCCTCGCACGCGCGATGTCCGCCGAAAGAATCTCATCGCCTCGCTGCCACTCGCGCACCTTATCGGGGTGTGGCATGCCAGGCTCCCGGCACACCGCCGCCAGCGGGATGCCATCGGAGAGTGCGGTGATGATGCGGGCGACGACTTCCGGCGTGCGCTTCGAAGGGCGGCCGGTGGGACGGCGGACAACGGCTTTCTTCGTGGCAGGTGTCAGTTTCGATTTCATGATTTTCAATATCAGTTCGGTGGTCGGTTGGCGAGTCTCGGAGCGGTGAAATAGGTGTTCAGATGGGTGCGCTTCGTGCGCACCGTGCGCGCCGTTGGGGGTAAAAACTCTAGATCCCTACCCAGTTTTCAGTGATGGGTGAAAATTGGGTAGTCATTCAGCATAATTAGGGGAACGGCGCGCACGGTGCGCACTTGCGATTGCAAGGGTTGAGATTTTCAAAACAGCTCGGCTTCATCCTCGGTGGTTGAACACTGTTCGTTTGAGTTTTCCATCTCGATCACATAAGTTTTCTTCTCGCGATGATGCCGTGAAATCGGCTCGTATTCGCTCTCCACCTGCCGCGTCACCCGCCGCCCATCCACGATGATCTCACTGCCGCCGGCCTCCTTGAAGAGCCGCCCCAGCAGCTTGCCCACGCGCAGCTCGAGCAGCTCGGTCGAGTCCCGCCGGCCGGGCAGTGGCAGGTCGTGTTCCTCGGCCACCTCGGCCATGTCAGAAGCCGTCAGCCCAGCCCCCTGGTAACCGTCGCTCAGCACCGCGTGCACCACGTCCCGCAGCCACTGCAGCTTCGGGTTAGCCGTCCGCATCTGTTCCTCCCGGTGCCCGTCGAGCAGTGGTGGGAATTCAAAAATGTTCTGCACGATCCAATCCATGATGCGGCACCACGTCCGGAAATCGTGCCGCGCCTCCATCGTCATCCGCCGCCCTTGTGCCACCCACTCACGCACGATGGCGTGAATCGCCCCGAGGAACCGCGGCTGGTTGCACTTCACGTGAGCGAGAATGTCGCCCTCGGAAAATGTCTGGAACACATGCTCCGGCGCCCGCTTGCGGATCCTCGTAATGATCGACCGGTTCGCCAGGTCACGCGTCAACTCCGCGCCGTTCGTCGATAGCTGCCACAGGAACGGCGTCGAATCGATGTCGGTCTCGATGCGCAGCGCGCGTGCTGACACTTTGCCCAGCCCACGAATCGCCGTCTCCAGAATCTGCGAGTCCATCCGCCCGCGAAAGTTATCAAAGCTGATGAACGGCCGCCCCTTGATGAGCGCCGTGCTCACCCGCTCGTCGAGACTCCCCACGCCGCCCACCTGTTGGGTGATCGCGCTTGGATGCTCCCGGTAGATCGCACAAATCATCTTCTGCCGGTAAGTCTTGCCCGACTGCGATTGGTCCGCCTCCGCGATGTCCAACGGGAAATCGTCCTCGATCCACCCGCCAATCTTCATCGCCGGCGAGATGAACGACGCAATCGCCCTCGACGCGTCCCCGCCATCGGGGAAATCGAAGTCCGCCAGCATTTCCAGAATCATCGCCTTCGCCTCATCGAGCGGCACCCGCGGCGGCATCTCTCCAGACGTCACGTAAGTCCCCCCGGCGTGCGGGTGGTAGCCGCGCCCGATCACCTGCGTCCCGTCGCCGCCGTCGCTCACCAGCACCGGAGCGGACACCAACTGCCGGATCTTCGGCAGAAACTCCCGCGCCCCGTCCGACGACAGCGCCACGTCCGCCGCGTCTTTCGGAAACACCGTCGAGCGCCACCGCGGATTGCCATCCTCCCGCATCTCCCGCCGCATCACCCGGCAGCCGAACGATTCCATCACCGACACCAGCCGCTTCGCCGGCACCGCCTCCAGGGAAAACTCGTCGCCCTCCTCGGCCGCCACCTCATAGACCGCCGTCCTACGCAGGAACAAGCGGTTCGTCGGCCCGATGATCGAAAAAATATGCCGGGCCGCCAGGTCATGCCCGATGTCTCCCGCCGGCACCGGAAACACGTGCGCGGGAATCGCGTCCTTATCCTTCCCCCCTTTCTTCCCTTCGACGTTCAATGTTGGACGTTCGATGTTCAATGTTCGCGGCGCCCGCGGTGCCACCGCGGAAGTGATCGTCGGCGCCCACCCGTTTTCCTTGGCAATCATCACCAACGATCCGGCGTGCACGTCCGTCAGCCGGCACTTGAATTTCCGCTCGTAGTCACCCTCCTTCTTTTCCGGCGCCCACTCCTGCAGCGCGGAGGTTCCGGCCTCACCGACAGCGTCCCACACCGCGTTCGTGATTTTCAACCAGCCGTCATAACCAGGGTAAGGAATAACAGCCAGCATCTCACGCACCACCTCCAGCGTCAGCTCACGGTGCGCCCCGCCCCGGATCACGATCCCGCCGCCGTCCGACACTCGGAACGACATCGGCACCACCTCCCGCTCGTCGTCGTCAACCTGGTCAACATCGTCAACATCGTCAACATCGTCAGCATCGTCAGCATCCAGCACCGCCAGCACCACCGGCTCGAAGCACTCACTGGTATCCATCCGCAACCACGCCTTCGGATCGTGCGAGACGAAGCAAAGCCGCCCCGGATCCTTACACGAGCCATCGATCTCCAGATTCATCGTCCGGAAATGGGCCTCGGCTGCCAGGAACGCAGCCTTGTGAGTCTCCACATCCGCCGGCACTCGTGCCACCCCTTTCACCCCCTCGCCCGATGGCGTCACAAACACCGCCACCATCCGCGGATCCGCCTGGAGAATCTCCCGCATCTCATCGACGCTCCACCCGATGTTGTCCTTCGCGTCCAAGTCGATCTGCAGCAGCCCCGAGTGGGAAAAGCGCCCGTCCGCCACCGCCGCCTTGCGCCGGCCCTCGATGCAACCGCTCAGCGACACCGCCGGCAGTTGCCGCTTGAGCATGTCAGCCGCCGGCTTGTCCCCGGCCGCGATCAATCGCCGCACCTCGGCCACCGGCTCGGCGTATTCGTCCGAACGGATCCCGTCGATCAGGTCCGCCAGCGTGCAGGTCGCAGTCGGTCGCCACCCCTCCGCGTTTTGATAGTAGTCGATTTCAGGGCCTGTGGGTCGTTTCGGAGAATGGAGAGAATGCATAGCATGGGTGATTCAAAATTGAATTAGAGAGTGAAACCGAGCTGATCCCAGCGGCGCACGCGACGGTTGAACAACCACCAGCGCTTCAGTTCGCGACGATCCATCTCGCCTTCACGGAAAAGGATCCGTGCTGCGACATAACCACCGACGCTCATTGACCAGCCATTGGTCCCGCGCGCGTGGCGATAGTGTGCCACCTTCGCCGGCCACGCCGTGAGACGGTCCCGCCATGACGGCAGCAGATCGACAGGCGCCGGAGCGGTCGGGAAAAGCTCAAGCTGTTCGCTCACGGCTCTTTCCACTCCTGCTCGCGCTTGGCCTTTGCGCTCTTCCATCTCACGGTCCCGCCGTTCGTCCCGCAGCCAGTCGGCCCGGTCGATGGCGCGCTCGATGTCGCGGGTCTTCGGGCAATCGTCCGGTCCGTTCATGACAGTTTGAGGGTTGAGGTTGCCGCGTCCTTCGCGATGCCCGAAGCAATCCGCCGGTGAAATTCTTTCGCGTCCGGGCTGATGAACATCCCCTGGAACCAATCTTTCAGATGCAGCCCCGCCAGCGATTTCACGCGACTCACCGCCACGTAAGCCTGCCCCGGCTCGCGGGCGGCGCGGATATCAACCAGCGCCGCATCGAGCGTCAGCCCCTGGCTCTTGTGAATCGTGGTCGCCCACGCCAGCCGCAGCGGGAACTGCACGAACGTCCCACTTCCTCCCTCGGCCATCGGATCAAACTCCCACTGGTGCTGTTTGATCGCCAGCACCCGCCCGTTGTCGAGCGCCACGCGCACCGACTCATCATCCCACGCCAGCACCGTGCCCATGTCACCGTTAGCCGCCGCCAGCGATTCCGGCTTGTCGGGGTCAGGCAAATTCGCGGTCACCATCACCCGCGCATAGTGTTTCAGATGCAGCTCGGTCGGCGTCACCAAGTTCTTTTGCAAGAACGCCACCTCATCCGCCGGCCCCTCGCCGTGCGCATGAAACACCTGCTCCCCGCCGTCGAGCGTGCCGAGTTGATAGCTGTTCCACTTATCCACCTGCGCGTTGTGGGTAAACAGGCGCAGGATTTTCGACTTCGGAAACATCGCCACCCGGTTCTTCAGGATCGCCGCCGACTCTCTCGAAATCGATCCCTCACGGAAATCATTCAAAATCCGCACGAACTCCGGTTCGTCCTGCCGGTGGACTTTTCGCAGCGTCACGTTGGCAAAATCCAACGCATCCCACACCGGCGACTGAAACGCCCAGTCATAGCGCCCGGTTTTAGCCACCGGCGGCAGCTGTAAAAAATCCCCCACCGCCACCACCTGGATCCCACCGAACGGCCGCGGATCCCCGCGCACCTCCCGGCACACGTAATCCACGAACTCAAGCACCCGCCCCGGCAGCATCGATACCTCGTCGATCATCAGCGTCTTGGTGCCGCGGATCCGCGCACACGCCCCTTGGAACGATCGCCCCTTGGAACGCATATACCGCAGATATTCCTCGAACCCCTGCCCGTTCTGCGGCCCCAGGCCGATGCCGCTCCACCGGTAGACCGTCGACGTGTCAACGTGCTGGCCGAACAAGGCCTGCAGTTTGTCGCGCAAGTTCAAAGCCGCCACGCCGGTCGTGGCGCACACCTTAAGCGAGCGGTCGCCGATCCGTCGCCGGATCGCCTCCACCGTCACGCTCGATTTCCCGGTCCCCGCCGGCCCGGTGACGAAGACATTCCTGCCTTCATTGATTCTGGCGAGTGCCGCCAACTGGTCTGTGTCGTGTTTCATGTGTGTGTCTTGTTGGATTCTGTTATTCAGATAAGGAAGTCTTGAGACTCCGTAATCAGCTGTTCTCCGGAAATGATTCCTCGCAGTTCGGGAACTTCGGGCATGGTCCATTTCTCTCGTTGCTCCACCCGTTCTTCGCGCATTTGATGCATTCCGGCTCGTTCGGTTCCAGCACGTAGGCGGCCTTCCCGTCGTCGCGGATCGCGATCAGCATGTAGGCCACGCCGCGGGCTTTCATCTCCTTGGCGATGGGGACGATAAAGCCCCTTTCCCATGCCTTGTCATGCGCCGAAGACGGAGAACAAGCCGCCGCATCCGATGGGCAATCGCCTAGCAGTTGCTGGCCGCAGTCAGGGCAGTATCGGTATCCCAGTCTTATGGACACATGATAGTGGCTGTCGTCGTTGCAGTTATTCATTGGCTTTTCCTTTCGCTCCCACGGATGGGCTCGGCGTTCTCGCGACGAATTTCACGGATCGCACAGACGACCGAGCACAGG